CGTTTGCGTTCCGTTTCTTGACATTCTGCGCAAGCAATACAAAGCGGCGTATTCCGCTGCACGCGCAGAGGGTAACGCCCAGGCAGAGCAGCACCGGGCGCCATTCCTTCCGTGCCCGATCTGTAATGGTGTTGAGGGATGCGACCACACAGTGCCGGAACGCAGGCGGCCCGCGCTGAGCAATATCCCGCAGCCAGTGGACGGGCATTTGAGCGGCGCGAGTGTCATATTGGATTTCGAATCCGACGCAGCCGCCGAGAGGTTTCACAATCTCGCCGCATCAAACACTTTTATTGCACAAAGTATCGCCGCCCACGCCCAGGCAGAGCAGCACCGGGCGTTGAGCGACGAGCAACGTCAAGCGCTTGGCGAAGCGCTGTCGGACTATTTCGACAAACTGGATTCACACCAGCCCAAGAATCGCCGCATCCTGCATATCTGGGATCACTGCGACGCGCGCAATATCGATGACCTGATTGATACGGCAATCGCGCCGGTTCTCGCCAGTTCTCCCGAGTGCGGGGAGGCTGGATGGGAAGCGCTTCGTGACGTGATCCGTTGCTTGCGCGAGACCGGCGCATATCAGGACGAAGAAGGCGAATCGACGTATGCGCTGGAAGACCTTCTTATCGGTCACATGGGAATGCTCGATTGGGCCGTGTCGCGTTGGAAGGCCGAAGTCGCTAACCGACCCCTCGTAAATGTTCATCGCAGGACACTCGACGAGACGTGGCGTCAAGTCATTCGTCATTGCGGCGGGGACGATGAGGCGCTTCTAGGCCCGCGCCACTCTGACCTCGTTGCGAGCGCCACCCCGCCCGCGCAGCCAGCGCAGGACATCCACAAGCTGATTCTGGATTATGGCCGCGCCTGTCACGAATCGACGAGCTGGCAAGCGATGAATGCTGCATGCGAAAAGCTCAAAGCGGCTATCGAAGCCCGCGCGTCAGCCTCGCCAGCGCCGAGCGGGGATGCGCGGGAGGTGCTGCCGACGCTTAAGCGCGTTGCACTGATTCGTGAGGCACTCGCCCATGTGAAGCAGGTCTATTCGCCGGAATGCAACGAAATGGCGACGCGACGTGAGTATGTCGAGGATGCCGTCGCGCAATTGATCGACGCCGGGTATCGCATCGACAGAGAGAGCGACCATGCTGACGACTAAACAGATTCTGGAGATCGTCGGCGAATGTTTCGGCGCGGACAAATATCACTTCGGCGCAGCGCAATACGAACGCTTCGCCCGCGCCATCGAACGCGCTGCGCGTGAGGCGGCGATTGAGGAGGCTCGCCAAGCAGCCGTCATCCATTCGCAATATCCGATCACGACGGACTTTGATCGAGGCTACGACGCAGGCAGCAAGGACGCTGGCGCTCGCATCCGCGCCCTGAAGCAACGGGAGGGATTGTGAAAGACCAAATAGCCATGTTCGGGCCCGCCCCGATTCCGATTGTGCCTCGTAGCGATTTTTCGAAATCACGCTTGACTACCGAGCAATGCCGCGACCTGTGGCGAATCGTCGGGCCGTCGGCTGCTATGAATCTCGACCGAGCGCCGCTCTGGAAAGTGATTGTCATGGCCTATTTTGAAGGCCTGATGCATGGCGCGGGCATCGAAGCGGAGCGACACACGATTCAACGACTGAAGGCAGAGGAAACGAGTGATGAGCGGTTCACCGTCTAACCCCACCCCCACCGATATTTGCGAGAGGCTGCGCAACGCAATCGAGGCCGATGGCCCGAACCGCTCGTTCCTCGAAGAACTTAAGGCGCATGTGGAGGTCAAGGAAAAGCGCATCGTCGCTCTCGAAGCCAAATGCGCCCTGCTGACGGCTTCTCTGTCCCAAGAGGAAAAGCGAAGCGCCGAACTCGAAGCGCAGATCACCTCGGCAAATGACGCATGGATGGAACTTTATGGTGCCCTTACAAAGCGCTATGAAGAGCTCGAAGCGCAGCTGAAGGCGCGGGAGGAAGCGGAACCGATTGGCTGGCAATGGCGAGACGCCAACGGTAACTGGCTAGACGTTACGCCAACGCACTATGACTGGTTAGCGAGCCAAGGAGTAGCCGTCCGCAAGCTCTACGCCCACCCGCTAGCCGAAGCGGCGAGCGAGGATATTCGCGCCAAGGAACGCGAGAGATGTGCCAAATACCTCGAATCCGTCTCTCAGGACAGCAGCATCATTCGACATTTAGCGAAAAAAGTTCGTGATCTTGGCAAGGGTGAGTGATGAGCGATCAGACGAAACTCATTATCAAGGAGTTGCAAGAAGCCGAGCAAAACGCATTGGACTGCGGCCTTTGGACGGACGAATCTAGGTTGTTCGGGAGAGCGTGGATGTGCGTCGAATCGCAGGCACATCTAATCGCCGAGTTGGAACGCGACGCACGGAGATATCGGTGGATAAAAGAGCACGCTAGCGTCATTTTCGACACGCAATACGCATGGGAAATCCAAGGCATCGACCATCGACTTTGGGGGAAAGGCGGCACGATCCATTCCGCATATCCGGCGCGCGCAGAGCTTGATGTAGCCGTAGACGCCGCCATCGCCGCCGATAAGGAGAGGGGGAAATGAAGGCTCTCACGCTGAAGGAGGCTGCGGCGCTGCTGGGCGTTTCATATTCGACGCTCTACGCGCATCGACGCGAAATGGGATTCTTCCAGGTGGGCTCCCAGTGGCGAGTCTGGCCTGACAAGTTGAAAGCCGCGACGGAGTACAATCCCGACCGACCGGCGCGGACGGACAAGGAGATTGAAAAATGCCACTCTACAAGCGCCCAGGCTCGGATATCTGGTACCTCGACATCCGCAAGCCAGGCGGCGGCCGCATTAGACAAACGACTGGCACGACCAACCGAAAGGAGGCTCAGGAGTATCACGACAAGGTAAAGAACGACTTATGGCGGGCTCACAGAATCGGCGAACGCCCGATCTACCTCTTTGAGCAAGCCGCCGAGCGAATGCTCGCAGAAAGCGAGCATCTCGCGGACTACTCCAACCGCGTGATTCACATTCGGCACTTCCTGGGCATCTTCGCTGGCCGTTCGCTGGCATCCATCACCCGAGACGAGATAATCGCCGCCCTCCCGAGAATCGATCAGCGCTTTAAGGAAACCGAGAAGCCGGTAGCTCGAGCGACGAAGAACAAATACCTCGCGACGATGCGCATCATGCTCAAGTTGGCCTGCGATAAATGGGAATGGCTCGAGCGAGCACCAAAGCTAGACGAGTTACCGGTCGCGAACCGGCGCATTCGATGGATCACGAGAGCCGAGGCTCAACGCCTTATCGCCGTGATCCGATCCGATTGGATGCGCGATGTGGCGATCCTCGGGTTCGCAACCGGGCTACGCCGGGCCAACCTACTCGATCTCCAATGGTCGCAGATCGATCTCGTCAGCCGGCGCGCATGGATTCACCCGGATCAGGCGAAGGCCCGCAAGCCGATCGGGGTGCCTCTAAACGACGATGCGGTCGAAGCAATTCGGCGGTGGATCGGCAGACACGAGACGCACGTCTTCACCCGCAATGGGCATCCTATTCCGGTGGACGGCTGGAACAGCTCGCAATGGGGTCGGCAGTGCGCGCGGGCCGGCATTGAGAATTTCCGATTCCACGATGTGCGCCATACCTGGGCGAGTTGGCACGTGCAGGCGGGCACGCCCCTCAATCGACTGATGGAATTGGGCGGCTGGGCCAAATATGAGCACGTCCTGCGATATGCTCATCTGGCTCCGGATCACCTCGCGGAGCACGCGAGGGCGGTCACAATCTGGACACAGGAGGACAGAGGAAATGCGAAAACCCTTGCGGCATAAGGCCCCGCGAAGGCCTTGTGCCGCAAGGGACACGGCAATGAAGAAGTGAGAAAGAAGCGCCAACCGATTGTTTTTTAACAGGAAAGTCTCGCGCCGGTCAGCTTAGAGGCTTTGCCCATTTGCAGGATTTTACGGATTTTGAGAGCCGCATTGTACCGATGTGGACACGAATCGGTCACATCGGTATCCTCTGCTCAAACCAAGGAGGCAAGAATGAAAACGGGGATTCTAGGGGCCATATTATGCGTCATGCTGTCGGCCTGCGGAGGCGGAGGCAGCGATCCGGCGCCGGTCAACACGAGGGCGACGACAGGAGCATTGACGCTCAGGCCGTGCGAGACGACCGGGCCTAGCGCGCCGCCGTGCACAGCTAGTCAGGCGGCTGGAGGGTAGTAACGGCTCACGCCGCCCCCTTGATGCGCTCCGCGACGTGCAATCCGCCGAGACCCAGCATCCCGAGTGTGAGCGTCGACAGCTGCGTGATATCGAGCGGCGGGAGGTTCAGCGGGTGGCCGGCGATCGCGGCGATCGCATTCGTGAGCGGATCGAGCACGAAGTTCCAGAGATAGCCGAGCACGCAGACCCAGCCCAGGCCGCCGCGCCAGTGCTGAAGTGGATCGCTACTCGTCGCCTCGGCCTGATTGATCGACATCTGGCCTTGAACCATCGCCAGCACCGCAGCGAGCTGCTGCTGTTCCTGCGCGGTCTTGTCCGGCCAGATGCGCGAGACGATGCCCGAAGCGAAATCGAGCGCGGCGGTAATCGGATCACTGGCTGACATCGGCTGCTCCCGTGAGGATCATGTTCGCGAGCCGCGTCGCGCGCTCGCCGACTTGTTTCGCCCAGACGCTGTCGAGCATCTGGTCGTGGGCGGTCTGCCAATCACCGCTTTGCATCGCCGTGAGAGCATTGTGGAAACCGATCAGACGCGCGCGCAGGTTGAACGCCATGTTGATGATTGCGCGCTGGCGCACGCCGTCGAGATTGCGCCACCACGGAAGGTTTTCGTCGAGAAAGGCCAGCGTTCGCGCGACGTCGTTTCGGTACATCAGATCGATCTCGTCATCGCTAAAGCCAACGTCGGTCAGATTGCGGCCCACTCCACCAGAAACCTTGCCGACGGTATCGGTATAGATGCGATTGCGCCGACCTTCGTCGCGCGAGAGTTCCGCATCGAGCGCGGCTTCGTCGTAGGTGCTCACAGTTTCCCCACCATTTTCAGGATCTGCTCGACCTTCTCCGGCGACGGAAGGCCGCTCTCGATCAACTGCACGAGTTGAGGCTCAAGCTCTTCAAGCGCCTTCGCTCGTCCGTGCAGGTCCACGAGCGATGCCAACTTCTCGGCAACGCTGCGGCCATCGTTCACGATCGCCTGGAATTCGGTTTCGATGCTGCTCAGGATGCTCATGACTTTCTCCGAAGGATTTTGTCCCGGAATAGGACATACAACTGAGTGGCTGTATAGGCGATTGCCAGATACGTCGCGACTTCGGTGGCGGTGATATGACCAACCGTCACCAAGACCCAAGACACCGCGAGCTTGACCGTGGCGGTGATTGCGTTTTCATCTTGCATAGAGTCCCCCGTTCTCATGCTTCACCATATTCAAATGCGGTCGCGATGCCATGTTTGTGAAGCTCGGGCAGCATCTTCTCGACCTTCTCGCCGATGTCGTCGCGATAGATCATGTTGGACACCGATATCTCGTCGACCGTGGCATAGGCCCGCTTGCGAGCCTGCGCGATGGTCTTACCCATGCCGGTGACGACCGCGAGGTAGTCGCCGGCAGTGGCCCACATAGGACGCTCGACGACCTTATCGCCCTCCATGTCTGGAAGCTTCTCCATCTTCACGGCCTGCGGCTGGATGTATTTTGAGTTCTTCTTCGTTACGCCATAGATCGGCACGCCGTCGGTTTCTGCCTTTGTTGCCGTCGAATACGGGAAGTCCGGTTGCGCAAGCACGACGCCGATCGCCATTTCCGTGCTCACCTGAAGCGTGTCCTTGCCGTCAATGGCATCTTTCATCCATTGGATGGGGTCGCCCTTGTGCTGGCTGAGCATAATGTTGAACGCCGGCCATCCGGGGCGCATGGTGAATTCGAGCGGCCATGGCTTACCTTTCTCATCGACGATGCAGTTCACCGCGCAGTCGGAGAGGTGGCCGGTTTTCACAACGTCCGCCTCGATCGGCTTCATGACGATATCGGCGAGCTTGGACGAATCCACATACGCCGCGAGAGTGCCCATCTCTCCCGTATTGCAACCGATCTCACCCGACATCAGCTTCTTGTGCTCGAAGTGCTCGGTAGGCCTGCCGATGTAACCGTTCTTCCCGACCCAGCACGACACGCCGATTTCGATGCCCTTGATGAAAGTTTGCAGCATCACGTCGCCCTTCGGGTTCATACCCAACTTCTGCCAGCGGCGAAGCTGGGCCACCATGTCGGCCGGCGACTTCGAGCAGTAGGAGAGCGACTTATCCTCGTTGTCACCCAGCGTTTTGAAGACGTACCGCTCTTCGGTCTTCAGGACGTACTTCTCCGCCTCCGCCATCGTCTTGAATGTCTTGTACGGTGGGCACTCGATGCCGTGCTTCTCGAGAAACTGCATGCCCTTCGCGCGCTGGATTTCAAGGGTTGCCGATTCGACCGTCGGCGCATAGATCGGCGCGCCTTTCTTGCGGAAGAAATCCAGGCGCGGGAGATAATCGTCGTTGCTGGTCGTGAAAACGAGATCCGCCCAACTGATCGATGGAACCCAGTTGTCGACTGTCTGTATGCCAAAGCCCCGACCCATCGTCTTGTTCATGTTAGGCTTCGGTTTCCGAAACCAGCGCACAGCGTGACCGGACTGCACCGCGCGCCAGCAGAGAGCCAGTCCCACGCCGTCGGTGTCGATCACGAGCAGTTTCATTTCATTTTCCTTGTGAGGTTCTACGTGAATCTCTATGAACACATGCGATTAGCCGGAACGGTAATCGGCACCCCGCTGACGATTTCACTGTTCCGGTTCCTTGGACGCTGGTATCAGCGCCGGCGTGGTCAGTGGTATAGCGCGGCGTACGCCCTCGGCCAAGCGCTGGGTCGACGCCGAGCGCGGCGCCGTAATGGCTTTCGTGGCTAGGCCGCTGGCCATCGAATAGACCGCGCCGGGAACGATGCCTAGCGCCGCCTTGTGTGGTGCGCCGACCATTTCTCGAAAAGCCGTTCCCGAGTCGGGCAAGGTAGGCGACAGCCTATCGCCGGCCTTTTCCGCCAAGTCCTGCATCAGCGCCTTTCCTTGCGAGAACGCGCGCTTATTCTTCGACGTATCAAGTTGGCGCGAGGCGCTGCGCAATTGAGCGGGTGTGAAGGTTCCCTCCTTCGCACCCGTACGCGCTGCGGCGGCTTGCACGCGAAGCAGGTTCGCATAGCCCTTGTTGATCTTCTGGAGTTCCGGCGCGAGTTGCGGATTCGAACGATCAAGCATGCGGCGTAGCGACGCCTGCAATTCTTTCGTGGCATCGCCGAGTCGGCGCACGTCTGGGTTATCCGACCGCCCGAAATCGCGTGTCATGCCGCCCAGATTTTCCTCGATCTCCTTGACCGTCTCGCCGAGCGCATTGCCTTGCGGCGTGAACTTGCCGACGATGTCCTGGTCGATGATCCGGTTCAATTGATCGGCCTGAGAGGGCGGCAGGCCGCTTGCCATGCTCTTGACCGTCTGCAATTCCTGGTTGAATTGAGGATCGATCTTCCCGCGCATTTTTGGCAGCAACGCATCATAGGCCCCGGAGAGTGCGTCGGACGCGTACTCGACCGCCTCATGGCCTGATTTGATGCCGGCAGGCAACTTGCCGCCGATCGGTTCGAGCGCACGATTGATGGCGACCGTATTGAACGACTCGATGCCCTTGCGCTGTGCGTTCTTGATCGCATCGCCAAGGAAGGGAATACTCGTTGCGCCCTCCTCAAGCCGCTTGAAGGCGCCGCCCAGCGCCTGCCCGGGGGTGAGCTTCACGCCAATGCTTGTCAGGTACTGGACGGCGGGATCGATCTTCGGTGCTATCGTGCGCGAGATGGCTTGGCCGACGGCTGGTGCGGCCGCGCCGAGACCCGCACCCTCACCAATCTGCTTGAGCTTCTCTGTCGCGAAGTTTCCGCCACCCTGTACCGGCTGAAGTGCGCCTTGCGCGGCTCCTAGGCCGGCGCCGGCTACTGCTCGTCCCGCAAGCGTGGATGCCCCCGCGCCCGGCATGACAGCAGCAAGCGGCGCGGTCGCGGCGATATTGCCGGCCACCTCGCCCGCGCCGGTCACAACAGGATGCGCCTGCTGATAGGGAGAAACCTCGCCGGCGCCGCGCGCGATTCCCTGCTCGGCATCCTTCGTCAGCCACCGGCCGGCACGGCCCACCATGTTGTCGCCAGCCATCTGCAAGCCATGCCCGGCGAGTTGCTGCGCACCAAGCGCGACGTCTTGAACGCCACGGCCAACTCCTGCCGCGAACGACTTCAGCATTCCGGGTTGCTCTTGGGCTCTCAAACCCGTCTGCGCATCGAACTGAGAGCGCGCGGCGTCGATCTGATCCTTCGGCACTCGCGGCGCCACGACCTGATCGAAGTACTGCGCGCGCGCGGCTTCCTGCTGATCCGGCGCGAGCGCCTTGAACTCGGCGCTATCGGCGACTTCTGCCCAGGGCTTGGCCATAATCAGTTCCAGAGGTGGGAGAAGTCGCCGCTGGCCGCTGCCGGCTTAGCGGAACCTCCGCCCTCGATGCCCTTCGCCTCGCCGGAGAGGAACCGGGTATCGAAGTCGTCTTTGCCGGTCGAGGCCTTGTATTGCTGCTTCAGGCCGTTCAGTTGTCCGCGCATGAGGCGCTTGGCTGTCGCGATGGCGCCAGATAGCTGCTCGGGACTGGACGCCTTGTCGAAGGCGCGCGCAGCTTCCTCGCGATCAGACACACCGCCACCCGAGCCCACGATCGCTTTAACCACTTCGTCGGCGACGATCTTCTTGGCGGCATCGAAGTTCGTCGGCGCTGGGTTGCCGGTTTCCGCAGCGATGCGCTGCGCAATCGAATTGAACGCGCGCATGTCGCCGTTCTTCAGTTGCTTGCCCATGCTGTCGAGTGCATCGAGGTGGTCCGTCGCGACGTTCAGCGAGCGCACGGTCTGCCCGAGCTTGCCGGAGGTAAAGGCTTTCTCTCCGGTCAACTGAGTCTGATACGTCTTCGCGTCGTAGTTCGGATTGATTTCCTGAACGCGTTGCATCATACGGGCGGTAATCGGGTTGCGAAGCGCGGCGCCAGTGGGCGCAGGAAGTTTGCCCGAGGCGATCAACTGGGCGTTCGCCTCGATAGTCTGCGGGTCGCCTTCGAGGCGTTCTCGCTCGATACCGAGGCGCTCCGCACCCTGCCTCTCCATCACGCGCTGATGAGCGCCTTCCTGGGCGAGGCGTGCGCTCTCGATGCCGAGGCGCCGATTTCCTTGCGCCTCTTCCACGCCCTGGTGATGACGCTGAAGGTCGGCTACCTCGTTCTGGTGCTGCTGCGTGTAGTACTGCGCGCGCGCCTTCGCGTCGGTGACGGTGGCCATAGTGCGCGCCGGATCGAATTGGTCAGGAACCTGATCGATATTCTCGGCATTAAAAAGTGGGTTTCCCTCGGGGTCGCGCAACGATTTCAGATACGCTTTGATCGACGGGATAGCCTGAGACACGACCGCGCGCGCCTGCGCGTCGGGCATGCCTTTGTGGACTAGATCGGCATAGGTCATCATGAGCGAGGTGCCCACCTCCGATACCTTGTTCATCGCCGCGATGCCGACATCCCACTTGGCCTTTTGCGTCTGAGCTTTGTTCTTCTCGATCGTCGATTCGGCTTCTCGCTGCTTCGTGAACTGCTGTTGCAGCGTGAGCGCCTCGGTCGGGTTGACCGATCCGACCTTCTGAATGAGCGCTTGCCGTCCCTCTGGCGTCGATGTGTCGGAGTTTCGGAATGCGTCGCGCAGCGCTTGCTGTCCCTGGTAGTTCTGAATACCCTGCGCCAGTTGCAGGGTTTCGGCGTAGCTTTGCAGGGGGTCCTTCGGTTTTTGGACCTGAAGCGGAATGGAAGCGTCGATCGTAGCCATGATGGGATCCGGTTAGGGCATCACAAAGCCGTAGGAGTTGGTTCCGCTGGCCGTTGATGGCGTGCCGAACCCGGCGTTGCTCCCGAAAAGCTGGTTGAGCGTGTACATCTGCCCCAGCGAGCCGATGCCGCTTCCGATGGCGTTACTTGCGCCAACCTGACCGGCCGCCGTCGCGTTGCCGGCGCCGATGATGTTCGAGCCGATCTGGTTTCCAGTGCTGGTGAGCGTCGAGCCGATTCCTTGGCCGGTCGAAATTGCATTGCCAGAGGCCGTACCCGCGCTACTTCCGCCGAGCCCAGCCAATTGCATGAGATTGCCGACGTCGGTGTTGTAGACCGACTGTGCGTCGCCGAGCTGCTGCTGATAGGTCGTGTCGGCCATGCCCTGGGCGTAGTTATTCAGATCCTTAAGCGTCGCCCCCGAGAGCTGCATGCCGCGCGCGGCCGCGCTGTTCTCGATGCCTTGCAGACCTTGATTGAGCGTGAACTGATAGCCCGGCGTCGCGCGCAGTGCCGCAGTGGGGTCGGCGCCGTTGAATCCCATCAGATCGGAGAGGCGCTGCTTCGCCTGCGCGCCAAACGAGCTGGGGTCGGTGATTTGCCCCGTCGATCCAGCAAACCCTCCGGTCGGGCCTCCGTACACGGTGCCGGGCTGGAATTGAGACGCCGCGAGTTGCTCGGGATTTCCTCCGGCATTTCGAATCGAATCGGTCAGTTCGCGCGTGAGCATAGACATTTGCGCGGGAGAGGCGTCAGCAACCGATATGTTCGCCGTTCCACCTTGAGCCTTGTTCGCTCGGGCCACTTCATCCCATGCCGCCTTGTATTGCGGATTGCTCGCGTAGAGCTGTAGATTGGGTCCGGTGATGCCGCCGGCCGTGCTCAGGAGGGCAGAAGGTTGCTGCTGCCCGCCGGCCGCGCCCGATACCCCACCACCTCCACCTTGTGAGGTAGCTGCGGAGGCATACTGACCACTAGCCTGGATCGGCACGCCCAATAGGTTCCCAAGCTGGGTAAGCGCGGAGGACCCCGCATTAATCCACGGTTGCTGATTGGCCTGCGCCGCCTCGCCGGCTTGCTGCTGAGCGGCGATGGACTGTTCGGCGGCCTGCAATTGAGCCTGAGAGGCGTTCTGTGCGGCCTGGGATTGGGTATCAGCGGCCGATTGCGCGCCGCTGGCAGAAATCAGACTGCCCCCCACGCTCGCAACTACACTACCGCCTGCTATCGCAGCAGCTACACACATGTCTCACCTCTCGGCAGATCTTTGAGTTTGAGTTCCATGACGACGTCATCGGCGATATAACCCCGGCGCTGGAGAATCTTGTGCAGTTTGCCGGTCCTCGTGACGGGCCATCCAATGATGCTGACGCCGAGATCGCGCAGCGTGTCCTCGATTTTCGACATGAGGCGCGGCATGGAATTCCGATGATTGGGCTGCACATAGAACGTATCGACGTTGCCGCACAACTCGGTCTTCAGGTGCAGGCTTTTGTACAGGATCAGCAGCGCGTACCCGCGCAAGATGAGGTCGTCATCACGCAACGTCATTGCGATCAAAGACCGGTGGGCGGCCAAATAAAGAAATTGGTCGATGTCTGGATCAATCGCAAGGCCTCGCTGTCCGTGATAGGCGCAAGTGTCCTTTTTGATCTCCGAGCATTCGTCCCAGCTTTGCTGTCCAAGCGGAATGATCTCTTCCGCCAGTTCTCGCGTGAAAGTTTCAATGGCGATCTTCATACGGACGTCCCAGCTCCATTGACCCATACCGTCGGGTTCACGCTCTTCACCTCGATTCGATAGCCGAGTGTGGTATCGAAGTAGGAGCGACCAATCCAGAGGAAGGTAGTCGGCCGTTGCGCGGTCGTGCCGCTTTGCGTCATCGCGGTCAAGAGGTTGAAGACCGCTTCGAAAAACGAGGTCCATCCTTGCGAGAACGGCTTGTGACCCGGCCCGAGATTGTTGCCAGGGACGTTATTTATTAACGCCATTTTGATACCCCTCTCGCATGATCGCGTAGCCGTTGGTCACGACGAATTTGACCGGGTCCGTCATCGAAAGACGCAGGACGATATCGCGCGCCGATCCCATACGGCGCTTGGTGACGCGCGGCCCCTTGTATTGACCCACCGCGCCGAGCGAAATGAAGGCCTGATTGCCGTAAGTTCGCCCGCCGTCCTTGCTCACCTCGAACATGAGTTGAGGATTCGATCCTTGCCCCGATTGCAGCCCAACGCCGGTTTCCATGTCGAAGAAAATCTCATCGATGCCGATCACGTTCATGTCGTCAACGATGTGGCGCGTCACGAGCTGGCGCAGGATCGTCATGCCGTTGTCGGTGTAGGCCGAGGCGTCGTACTTGTAGATGTTTCCGCTCGTCCCATCTATCACGTAATCGATCTGGTTGAAGTTCACCGACATGCGCGCCAGATGGATCGCACTGAGCGCCGTACCGGTCTGCACTTCCGACCAGAAGTTCGAAAGCGTGTCATAGAGGAAACTGCGCTTGGCCGTCGGAAAGTTGATCTGATACATCGGATGACCGTCAACCATGTAGGCGAGCGCCACCGCGTCCGACACGACCGAGAACCCGTTGATGATGTTCGTGATGTCGGGCGAGCCCACATCGACAGGCGCGAAACCCTGCCCCTGCATCACCTGCACTTGGCCTTGAGGATTGCGCGCTAGGAACATCATCGTATTGTTGATCTTCGCGCGCGAGAACCGCGCGGCCAGGCCGTACTCCTGCGCCACTGATCGAAGCGGCGCATAGGGGAAGTTGGCCGCGCCATTGTTCTGCCAGAACTCGATGGAATTCGTGCCCCACAGGATCAAGTAACCGTGATCGTCATCCACCGCAAGCAGGTTGCCCGGGCTCGCCGCCATACTCGCAAAGTCCGATGCGCTCCACGTCGTGCCATCGTAGCTGGCCGACTTGTAGAACTGGTTCGTCGTGGCCTTGTCGACGATGAAAAACCCGTTATCGAAACAGACTGTCGTCGCGCCGTTCGGGAACCCCGCCGAGGTGATCTTGCCGACCCACGTCGTCGTGGCCTGGTTATAGATGTAGCCGTTGGTCCCATCGACGATGATCAGCTGCGTACCGTTGTCCGCCATCGAAACGAGGCCGGCGCTCGTGTTGAGCGTGCCGATCTGCGTGCGCACAAAGTTCGAGTCGAACTGAAACAGCGTATTGCCCGACACGACGTACAGGTATGAGCCCATCACGTACATGCCGCGATTCACGTTCGAGAGAGACGAGTCAACGAGCGCCAGGCCCGGCGTGCCGAAGATCGCGATGTTCGTCTTATCGCCATCAACGCGCACCTCGTAATAGCAGTTCAGACGACGCTGGGCCGTGACCGTCAGGCTCTTTCCTGCGGTACCGGAGCCGAAGAGGGGGACCTTTTTCATCTGCTGCTATTGCTCCAGGCGATGTAGTCGTTGCCCGGCTCGAAATACATCGAGGTCGTTTCGGCGTAAAGCTCGCGCGCGGTCTTCAATGCGTCCAAGTAGTTGTCCTTCATGTCATTGGTGAAGGGCGCATTGAACATCGGCGAGATTTCCTTCGTCAGCCCCCAGCAAAGCGCGCGATACCACGTCTCCGGGTAATACGGCGTGTCGGTCGGATTCTGGAAGATTTGCATCGGCTCCATGTACGTCATATGGAGGTGCTGCGTGACGTCCGAAGATCCCGCCACATCGATGAAAAGCATCCCGTTCCCGAGCGACTGCTCGTAGTAGATCGCTTGAGGAAGCGAGACATAGGTCGGCGACGCTTTGGACGGCAGGAAATCGTAGTCCTGCAACGTCATCATGTTGACCGGCGTGTCGTTTCCATTGACGTCGCGCAGCACGCACGTCTCGATGAATTCGGGGCGCTGAGCCTTCGAGGTGAAATTGAACACCCAATTATTCGCAGAAGCCTGAGACGGGAGCGCGCCGCACGGCACGGAGTTACCTGAGATCGTTCCCGCCGTCGTCGAGAAGATATCGCCCGAATCGAGCTGGATGACGAGAAAGTCGCCGGAATTGAGGTTGGTCGTGTTGGGCACGGTAAGCGCCGTCGCGCCAGCCGATGCGGTGGCGGTCAGTTGTCGCTGATAGCTCCCGTTCGACCAGTTGTCGCCGGTGGGCCCGAGGTTGTATTGAAACTTCGTGCTCGACAGATACAGATCGCCATGCTTGCGCGTCCACATCTTCAATCCGGGTGCGAAGTCGGCCTTGCCCATCCATTGCTTGCACAGCATGTTCAGCTTACGGGCGCAATCCGTCGTCTCGGTCGCGCTCGGCGACTCATTGTCACCCAACTTGCCGAGATTGAGCATCGCCTCGCGGATGATGTCGTCTCGCGAGACGGTTAGGGTGTAGACGCCCGATGTGGTCATGCTGCGCTCTTAAGTTTGGCGTCGATGACGTCTTTCGCCGCATACCAGACGTCATCAACCGTGATATCGGCCTGGCACTTGGCCGTGCCGGTTTCCTCGTCCTTATGGCAGTGCGTCCACCCGTAGTGAAGCTGATGACACGGGAAACACGGCGTATTGCGCGGCTCGAGCGACACGGTATTGACCCAATCGCGCGTGAGGTTCTCGACGCTGCTGTGCGACAGGAAGACGATTTTCGGAACCGACATGCAGGCAGCCGCATTAAGCACGCCGGTCTCGGGACCGATCACGAGATCGCACTGATCGAGGAACGCGAGCGATTCTCGAATCGACCATTTGCCACAGGTCTTGTGCACACGCGGCTCGTTCTCCCAGCCCGCCTCCAGCATCGCGCACTCGGGGCCGCCAACGAGCACAACATGCGCGCTGGGATAGGAAAGCAGGACGCGCGCGATGAACTGGTCGAGCGAGGCATTCGTCTTGTGCACCGCCGATCCGGCGAGAGACCACATAACGACGAAATCGCCCATCTTCAAGCGCTGCTTGCGCGCCCACTCTCTTTCTTCCGCGTTGGCGTAAAACCGAACGCGAGGCTCATGCGGCACACCAGCGAGCTCGTGCTGAAACTGAAGATAGTTGTGGTTCAGCATCTTGTGCCGCAGGTTGTGCGGCCAACGATGCGCCGTGCGGCCCGGCATCGCGAGCCACGTCCCCTCGACCGATTCGGACAGATTCACGAAATGGTCGTACTTCTTGGCGAGATAATCCCAAAACTCGATCAGGTCGCCATTGGGAACCTGATCCTTATCCTGGAGGATGATCTCGTCGACGTTCGGGTCGTACTCGACGACATCCGACCCTGGGCGCGTGCTGTAGAGCGTCACGTGATACCCCTGCTTCTTCAGACCTGCGAAGACGGACGACGCCTGCATGAGGTCGCCGAACGCCCCGTAGCGGATCACCGCGGCGGTTTTTGCGGGGCGCTCGCGATTCCATGATTCAACGCACTTCTCGCCCCCGGTTCGACGAAACACGAGAAACATGGAGTACTCATCACCCTCGTTGCGATCCTGCTTCTCGACTAGATCCCACCCTTTCGCGACCTCGCGCATCGCCGCGATGATGTCATCCGGCATGAAGTCGTGAACGTGCGTGGGATTGGCTCCGTGCTCGCCGATGTTTGGGTAGAACTGCTTGTGCGGGAGATAGAGGCAAAGGTGTCCGTGGGGCTTGACGACTCGCCACCACTCTCTGAGAGCGGCCTTGTAATCAACGATGTGTTCCAGCAGATGTGAGCTAAAGACAGCATCCATAGACTGAGATGCAAAAACATCAAGCCGCTCGCACGTCTCCACATAGACATCGGGTCGGATGTTCCAGCCGAATTGCTCATGGTTTCCATTATCGACCCCGATGAAATGTGGGAACGCCTTGTACTTGCCACAGCCAAGATCAAGCACCCGGCCGCGCGTGTAGCGCACCAGTTCCCACCTGATCTTTCCGGCTTCGTTTCCGTTGCTGGTTTCCGCTGTCCACACCATTGCTTTGCTCCATCAGAGGGTGACCGTCATGGGTATAGAGAGTGCCGTTCTGTTCGTATCGGGCTCGGTCGTGACCGGTGATGATGCCGAACGGCTTGTTCTTATCGAGCATGGCTAGTTGAGATATTCGACCTTGATGTGCACCGAATACTTCATGGCGCCCGCCGTGCCGGAGGCGTAATTGCTCGTCTGATAGGTGATGTTCGATCCACCTTTGGCGTATACGATCTGCTGCCCTTGCGAGAACGCACCTGCGGCGTTCGCTGTGTTCGTCGATGTCACCGTGCCCGCGAGAAGCGCCACGCTGGAATCGGAATCGGTCCAGCCGACGCCGATGTTCGGAAGTGTCGAGGAGGCACCATCGGCCGTCGTCACGACCGCGTAGCAGGACACTCGGTAGAAGCCACCTTGCGCGGAAGGAACCGCGTAGGCGGTCGTCGATGAGATATTGGCGTTCTGATTGACGAGATTGACCTGCGCGTACTCGGCTGGAACGCCATTCCCGACGGTTGCGACACCGTTGTAGCTCGATATACCGCCTGCGAGCGTCGACGCCCCCGTAACAGTCATCGTTCCGGTAACGGATTCGTTGCCGCCCAAGGTCGCGTTTCCGGTCGCCGACAGCGTCGTGAACGCTCCGGTACTCGGCGTTGTCGCGCCAATCGGTGTTCCATTGACGGCACCACCGGTCACATTGATATTGCTGAACGTATTTTGGCCTGTCCAGTTATTGGTGCCACTGGACGTATTGGTGGACGGAGGATTGCAACTCGGCAAGGATGAGCCCACCGAGTTGTTGTTCTGATCGTAGAACGTTCCTCCCTGGAGCTTGTATTGTCCACCGCAGGCATTGGCAACTGTCGCGTAAGGCTGCGTCGGATCGAACGCGGCCCATGCGGAAGCCGATACGAGTAGGAGCGCAAGCGCGAGTAGTTTCTTCATGCTAGATCCTGTCCAGGACGTTGCCGCGCTCAACGAAGCCGCCCGCGTCTCCGTAGAAGTCATACTCGTGCTCGTTCGAGTACATCTCGTCGGTCATGCCCATCGGGCGCTTCGTGAAGCCCTTGCGCATGTTCGGCACATTCACGTCGTCCGTCACATCCGTGGACCCCGCAAAGCCGCCATCGCGGAAGGAATCGGCCGGCGATTCAGCGTCATAGCCAACCGGCATCTCGTTTCGCGCGGCGGCGTGCCGCACCACGCGTTGCGATTCGGGCGTCGCCCATTCTTTCGACGGCTCAGCTCGAGGCGGCGCTTGATACTGAAATTTTTCCTGGATCGGCATGGCCGGCTCCTAAAAAAGAGGGGGCGCGAAGCCCCCGAAAACCTTCACCCTCTGAAAAAACACCGTGTCACTTCCAGCCGTCTCCGGGGTAGCCTTGCGGCGTGATCTGTTCGTACGGGAGGTTGCGAATATCGGCGCATTCCTGGTTGTCGATGTCGTGGCCGGGCGGCAGGTAGTTGAATCGGGCGTTCTCGCCCGACGGCGTACCCTTCTTGACGATGTAGCCGTCCGTCTCGAAGCCGGCCTTGTCGAGGTTGCCCTTGACCGAGTTCGGGATGCCGGGAACCGTGGTCTTCGTTCCGCTTTTCATGTCGATCTCCTTTATGCCGTCACATTGGCGAGCGGCTGAACGAGAAGCTCGTACGAGACGGCCGCCTTGCCGGCGGCGTCTGCCCCCGTCACCACATCGAGAATGTCGCCCTGAGCGAGCGAAACACCGCCCGCCGCCGTCGACAGCGCGACGTTGGTCGTCGTGCCTGCGGCGGCCGTGCCGAGCGTCGTCGTCGCAAGCGTCGTCGTCGCGGTGCCGCTGATCTGCAACACCGACAACAAGTGACCCGCCGCAGTGCCGGCCGTCGTCACCGTCACCTGCGCGCTCATCGCTTGCATTTTCGTGAAGGCGGCGAACTTGCCGTATTGCGTCGTCGCCGCGCCGCCAGCCTCGCCACCCGACACCGCCAATCGAGCGGTGTAAGCCGGGTGGTCATAGGCCATGTTCTTCGTTGCCATGATTGCTCCTTAATCCGGTTTCGTGACCTTGATCCGCACCGCAGGCTTCGCGCTCAGTCTCGACTGCTCGGGCGTGTGGGACGTCGGCGTGACGCCGGCGCCCTGGTAATACCCGGCATCGAAGACCGCACGCAAAGCGGCGGTATGCGAGATATCCAAATTCTCGACGTAGAGAGATTCGAGTTCGGCGTTGGTCATGATTACGCCGCCGAATCCCACTTCACGATGCGCACGTTTGCTGCCAGCGTGTGCACGATCCCGAAGCCGCCGAGGTAGTACCAGGCGACGCCCTTCGAGCGACCATAGTCGGTCGGAATCTTGCCGCGCATCTCCTCGGGCACCGCGATCGCCTCGGCCACGGTGTCGTTGCCGAAGAAGAAGATCCAATCTGATTTCCCGTTGGTCCACGTCGTCTGCGTGATGCCATCGGTGCCGGTACCCTTGGCGATGTTCGTTTGCTCGACGTAGCGCACGTTCTCGTAGCGGCCGATCTCGCCGTTCATGATCAACTTGAAGCCGGTCTCCGTGTACTGATGGATCGTCTCCAGGTTGTTCTTGAAGTTGCGCAGCGTCGTCGGCCACGCGAGCGCGTAATAGTCGTCGCCGATGTAGGCCGGGATGTTGCGCTCCTTCATCGTGTCGACGATCGACTTCGCGTGCCCGTTGTTATAGGCAACGTTATTCGTGCCCGTCACCGTGCCGTTGGTGTAGAGCGTGATCGCTGCGGTATCGGTGCCGCCGACCGGGATGGCGCGCAAAAGCGTCTGATTGAATTGCGTCCAGGCGAGGCGGTCGAACGTTTTCACCGCGTCGTTCTTGAGCACCTTCTGGATCAGTTCCATCACCGGGAACTTCGACAGGTTGTCGAGCTTGCCCGAATACGGAACCGAGTTGCCGGCTTCGGTGATCGTCAGCGTGCCCTGGACGATCGTGAAGTTGGTTTCCGGCATCGTGTTGGTTTCGGTCAACACTCCACCCGCGTTCGCGACGTCCGAGAACACGTCCCACGTGAAGATGTCGCCTTTTTTCTTGCCTTGCTGAGAGGCGTCGCGCACATCGCAGAACTGGCGGAACTTGACCATCGGCTGCACCGCCATGCGCAGCACGTTCGAAAGCTGGCGGCTATACATGAAGCCACCAAGCGAGTTGACTGCCCAGACCTGACCGGCCATGACTTTCTCCTTATCTGACCTGCCCCCGCTGCCGCGCCATGTTGGCGATGACATCGGAGACTGACTCATCGGGTTCTTCCTGCGTCTGACTCGACACGCGGCTCGCAGCCGACGGTATCGCCGTGACAGACGCTTTTCTTTCCCGCTTGTCAGTTGCAGACGGAGTACCTTTGAACGTCTTGACCCAGTCGCGCACCTCGTTGCCGATGGATTCGTATCGCTCCCAGTACGGGCGAGCGTCGCCTTGGGCAACCAGTTCGGCGTCCTTGTTCAGGACCACCTGACGCAGCATGGGGTCGTCGAAAACGTCCTTGAACTCGGTCTGAAACCGGCTCACGGCTTGCTGGAAGGACATCCGTTCGTCGATCAGCTTCGGCAGGTCTATGGTGGGACTGCGGAGCTGGCGAAGGGCTTGTACTGCTTCCTCTTCACTGCCCATTTGTATCGCGCGGACAAGCGCTAGGTCATCTTCGACCGGGGGTGTGGGGTCGGCTGGTTTTGCCGTACCCTGCGCGGACTGGAGGGCATCGAGTCGTATTCTCTTGGCCTGATCCAGATAATCATGCGCCGACTCGACCATCTGAGCGCGCGCAATGACCTCTTCAAGCGGCAATTCTATTACTTTGCCGTTGACTTTCAAGGGAATCTTTTCCGCTTCAGAAGCAGCCGATGGATCGCCATCGTTCGTCGGATCGACTTGCTGAAATCGGGTATGCGCATCCTCCGGGATTTCCTCGAACTCGGCCGCGCGGGCTTCGTCGTTGGAGTCGGCGATCTGATCGTACATTGCAAGGCGCGCATTGTTGCGCTCGGCGATCGCTTCGGCGATCTGCTCATCGGTCTGGCGCTCACCATTACCACCGGCGGTATCGCCGTCGTCAGCGTGCAGGATGAAAGCCAGGAACAGGCGGCGCAAGAGTCGGGAGAGTCTCATTCTTCACCTTCGAGGAGTCGGGTTGCTTGTTGACCGTCTGCGATCGCATCGGCCAGCCATATTTGGAATTGCTGCGCGCGCCAGATCTGGTTTTGTAGTTGCTGGATGCGACGTCGGCGCCACGGCGCAACCTTTGTGAGCTGATGCACGGCTTCCTGCTCTTCGGATTTCGCCTTCTCGAGCAGATAGGTGCCAATCTCCGAGCCGAGGAAGTTCTCGACGACCTTGCCGAATACGGCGGACTCGAAGAGCGCGTCGGTCTCAAACATTCACGTTCCCCTGCGGGAGTGGTTGAGGAACGATCTGACCGGTGTGCGGAGAAACCTGACCCGGCTGCGCGGGTTGAGTCATCGGCTGCTGAATCGCCATGAAGTGATCGGCGAGCGTGCGCCGATTCTGGTGATGCTCCTTCATGCTCTCGACTACTATCTTCGTTCGGTTGTTTTGCTCGGCGATCTTCAGCTTGTTCTCGCCCGAGCGCTCCGCCATCTTCATCATCTGCATCTTCATCATCTGAAGCTGCTGCATGAGCTGGACCTTTTCCGGGTCCTCGACGCTGAAGAAGCGCCGGCCGTCCTGGTAGCCAAGGTGACCGAATATCTCCTTGCCGACCTCGTTGGTGTTGAGACCCGGGATGCCCATCTTCACGATGTTCGCGTAGGCCTGTGTGCCCATGATGAGCTTTTGGACCTTCGTCATCGGATCGGTTGCGCCCATGCCGACGTTGACCTTGAGCGTCAACTCCTCGTTCAGCAACTCGTCGGTCATCTGGTTGATGCCGTACTTCTGGAAGAGCTGGGCGCGCTCGGCGGCGATCGACATCACGACCTCGTCGGTCTCGTAGTGCTGCTCGAGCTTCACCAGTTGCCGCAGCACCGGCTCGAGGAATGTCCATACGTACGTGAGCAGGCCATATTCGGTGAGCGTGCTGGCGGCGCCCTTGAGCATCGCCATGCCGCCCACCGTTTCCTGAAGCTTGGCGTTTTGCTGGATCGTCGCCGGCGAAAAGTTGCCCACCAACTCATCAAAATCGACGTTCAGGCGGTCCTGCTCCTGATAACTCGACGCCGTGACGTCCGCCCAGTTGATTTCCTTGACGTCCGTTTCCGGGTTGTCGACCAGCGTGACAGCGCCTGGCACATTACGCACGATCGACGCGAGATCCGCATTGGTGCCTCGCTTGACGAACCAGCGCTTATTCAGCACGAATTTCACGTTATCGAGCCGCTGGTTGGCGATCTCGTTCGCCTCTTGCTGCAATCCGTCGGCCAGTTCGGGAACCGACGACGGCATGACCTTGTGCGTCTCGATAATGAAGCTGCCGAGCACATATGGACGCATGCCGTGAAAGACGTGCTCGTTGAGCGGTCTTGGCTCGGACAGCAACGCCTGCGTGCCGAGCGTATAGAACTCCCAATCCTCGCCTTCGTACCGATGGATGTGGCGAAACACCCAGGCTATCTCGTAGTCGCTCACGGCCTTCTTGTCGGCCGATTGCGGGTCTTGCCGGCCCGGCTGGCGCGACATGCGCGTGGAGTCGACCTTGTTCTCCGATGCCTGGAGGATGATGTCGTCGCCGTACTCGCGCCATTCCGGTTTGCCGGTCTTCTTGTCCGGCGTGGCCATCTTCGTCTTGATGTCGCCGACGAACATCGGAATGAGGTGGATGACGTACGGACTCGACCCAATCGGGTCCATCCAGTCGGCGGCCGGGTCGAATCGAATGTTTTCGATCGGCACGAGGTCGGCAGCGGGCTTGTCGGCGATTACCTCGCCTCGTCCGTTCTCTTGATACTTCCAATGCACGTGCGCGCACACCGACCCCTGCGTCTGTGCGTCCTGAATGCCGCCCTGCACGAACTTAAACCAGTTGATACCGCCGTCCGTTGTGAGGCGATACTGAATCAGTTCCTTCATGACCGCAGCGGACGCCTGCTGTTGCGGGTTCGACTGATTCATCGGAGAGACCGAAAGCAGATCCATATTCGAAAAAAAAGCCGCGGCAGAGGCGGCTTCGTTCTTTCGGATAATGGTCCGAGTCTTCGGTCGGTAAATCCGAGATCTCTTATCGAAGAGCGGCGAGTTGTACTTCGAATCGAGCGAATGCTGGTTGTAGAACGCCCGGATCGAGTCCTCCCAGCGCTTGCGGTAATTCGAGTCGACGTAGGTCGTCGAGAAGAAATACGCCTCGCGCGCCTTCTTCATCCACTGATGCTCATCGAGCCCTCGCGCACCGATGTCCTGATCTGAATCGACGCCGATCTCTCCAAGCGGAACGTCGCTTTGATTCTGCTCGGGAGCGTGAATGTGCGGCTGCTCGGGGCGTTGCAGGACCGTCATTTATCTTCCCCGTCGAGCCATTTTGAGATACCCATTTGCTGGCAGTAAAGATCCGGGCTCGCCATGTGATACAGGTCGCCCATTTCGTGCTTCAGCATATGGATTGCCGCGATATAAAGAGGATTTAGCGACTTCAAGCAGCTTTCTTCGTACGCTGGCGTGGCTTCGTGGGTTTCCTTGATGGAATCCCAATCCATCGGAGGAAGACCATCATGAGCCGGGTTGTCATCAATCTCGACAAGCTCAATGACGTTGCTTTCAGGGACTCTCTTCGAAAAAAGGCTCACAGCGGATCCCCCCTGAAGAAGCGCGGATCGGCGCCCTCTAGCTGCTCTGGCAAGCTACCGTCCCACTTACCATGACGCGGCATGCCGAGACGCTCCAGGAATTCACCGCCGCCGCGCATGGCAAGTTCTCGCAGCGTTGTCGGACTCGTGATATCGCCCTGGTTGATGAAGTACGCGTACTGGCCAAACGTGGTCGAGTACAGCAGCGAGATCCACACCGAGCCGTCCTGGCAATTCACTACCCACGGATGACCGGGGTACATCTTCGAGAGCATGTCGCCGACGTCTTTGGCGCGCTCCATGTCCTGAACGCCGTCCCAGTCTGAAACGATGATTTCGTGGTCCATTAGAGGAACTCGTAAATGATGACAATGCCGCCCGCAGAAGAGGCTCCCGCCTTGGCCACCATGGCGTTGGTGCCGTTGTAGTTCACCGCCCCTCCGCCTCCCGAGCCGTATCCGGCGCCTACGTGCCCGCCGACGTTGCCGCTTCCTTGGCTCCAATAATCGGCCTGACCTCCGGCTCCGAGCGGACTACTGCCCCCCTGTCCGCCGATAGTGAACGAGGATCCGGTTATCCCGAACCCGCCAGCCTCACCCCATGACGAGGCCAGCGTGGTAAGGGTTGATGAGAACGTGGTCGGCATTGAGGCCGGAGGAACGGCCCCTAGCCCATTGGATGCCAATCCTCCAGGACCGCCGCCAAGAGTGAAATAGCTGCCAAACTGGGTGTTTCCTCCGGAGTTTCCGTTTCCACCGCTCACACCGGCCGCCGGCCCGGAAACAGTGACCGTGGTGCCGGCGTACCCCTGCAAACCAGACGGGATGAGGAACTTTCCATACACGCCCGCCGAGCCGCCGCTACCGCCCGAGGTGAAGGTATTGGCAGCCGTACACCCGCCACCCGCACCACCCGCACCGACCGCCTCGATGATCGCCTTAGTCGCGCCCGGCGTCGGCGTATAGGTGCCGCTGGACGTGAAGACCTGAACATTGAGCAGCGACAGATAAGACGGGTTCGTCGGGTTCAGGATGGAGTACGAAACCGACGTCAGACCGGAATCCAGTGACCCAGCATCCCATGCCACTGTCACGGTGGTGTTGGGGCTCGAAAACGACGAGGCCGTGATCGTTCCGTAGACCGTGCCAGCGGAGACGCTCGCCGACACCCGGCGATTCACCGAAAATGTGGTCGTCTGGTTTCCGGGAACGGTGAATTGCGTGCCGCTCACATAAGTCGGGGTCGAGCCGGAAATCACCCACTCCCCCTGCGACGCCCCGCTCGTATCGTTGATGCCGCTCACGTTATCGAACGTACCGTTCGAGAGCGTATTGCCATTGGCATCGGTGACGATGAACTTGTACTGCTGCCCTTGTTGCAGCCATATTTCCTGAGGCGCGCGACCAGCCGGGTCAAGGACGATCGGATTCGAATTCGGAACGGATAGCGATGAGGTCGTGTACGTCGCGGCGGGTGTCGTCGTACCGGCGATGTATGTGTTGATCTTGCCGCCCGCCAATACGACGCCCTGATCGGTGAACCATTGGCCCATGCCGATCGGAGAAAGAAATCCAGCCATGAATCAACCTTGAATAATTGGAGGTTGCGGAGGCGCGCTAAATACTCCGTTCGAGTAGGTCGAACCTATTCCGACATACGCCCCTTCCGGAATGACCACAGCAGAACTCCCTGCAGGAGCTTGCCATTGCTCTTGCCCATCCCACAGGACTATGTTTTTAACCACGCCGTTTTCGACAATCGCGTAAATGCTCATCATGCGTACTCGAAAATGATGCACACTCCAGCGGCACCCGCGCCGCCCGTCAAGGCGGCTTGGCTTGCGAAGTTTCCAGTTCCGCCGCCGCCGCTACCAAACCCAACTGCCGACCCGCCTGTAGCTTGAAACGAAGAAACCCCGCCGCCGCCGAATTGAGAAGGCGCCCCATTGCCGACGTTGCCGATGTTTCCAGTGATGACCATGCCAGTCACACCAGGATTCCCGGCAGCATTAACTAATGTCGCTCCTGATCCTTGAGCACCGGCAGCACCACCTCCTGACGCACCCGATGAACTCGTGGCTATGGCTGCATTAATCGGACCTCCGCCGCCGCCAGGCGCGGTGATGATAGCCCCGAAACTAGATTGACCTCCGTTGCCTCCAGCTGCTCCTGATGCCCCAACCCCTCCTGCGCCAATTGTTACGGTCTGGCTTGAAACGGACGTGATGCGAGAGATTGCGAAAGCACCGCTTCCGCCTCCTCCTCCGCAAGACTGCTGCGATGCGCCGGTAGAAACAGCACCACCGCCAGCGCCACCACCGCCCATGAGATAGACGACGATGCTATTCGTACCTGATGTTGGTGTGTAAGTACCGCTCGACGTAAAGCGCTGGACGTTGATGAGCGCGCCAGTCGGATTTCCAAAGATCGGATCCGAACTCGCACCCTGACTGATCAGCGCAAGACCGCTCGTCGCGTTCGGACCAACCGTCGCGACGTTGCCGGTTCCCTCACCGAGCATGACGCCGTGTGCCGTGATCGAGGTAAGACCCGTTCCTCCGTTTGCAGCATTCAGCGTCCCCCAGTTCGGATCGGCTGAAGCGCCACCACTCAAAAGAGGCTGTCCTGACGTGCCTGCGCTAGTTGCCGCGATACCTGATGCGCCCTCGCCAATCAGAACGCCATGCGCGGTAAGCGTCGTTTGACCAGTACCACCGCTGCCAACCGAAATCGCTGTCGTTGTATCGACTGTCGTGAAATGACCGGCGTTGCGCGTCGTCGAACCAATCGTGCCATTCAAACCGCCAGAGGTAGAGCTCAACGATGTGAACGTGCCCGCAACTGGCGTCGTGCCACCAACGACAGCATTATCGATGGTGCCGCCCGTGATCGTGGGATTGTTGCCCCATGCCGGGTCAGCGCCAGTAACGCCTAGAAGCATTTGCCCGGTAGTACCTGGCCCGACCTGATTGATTGCCGCAGTTCCTTCTCCAACGAGAACAGCGTGGGATGTCAGCGTCGCCCGCCCCGTGCCTCCACTGGCGACATTCGCAGTACTAGCCCCGCTCGTTGCAACATACGACGTGATAGTGTTAAGAGTCGCCTTGACCGTGCTAGCGCCTTGGTCCATGACGAAGTTTTCGGTTCCTGCAAGCGTGCCGGCGGCTGGCAGATTTGATATGGTCGAATCGCCATTCGGGTTTGATGCGCCCATTGGTTATTGTTCCAGTCGGATTTTCCCGCCCTTCTGCGAAATTAGATGCGCAGGAGCGTCGCCGTAGCGGTTTTGAAGAATGATGGAATCAAGGATCGTCGTCCCTGAGGCGTAGATGCCGGTCGTGTATCGGTCCGTGCTGTCGAACTTTCGACCGTTGCTCATCTCGTAGGCGACG